AACGAGCGCAGCTCGAAAACTTTATTGGAACGTCGGAGTGGTCAACGGGGCCATTGATCAACGTGCGTTTCTGACTATTGGAAAGGCCATGCGTCCCATTTTTACGGGCGAAAATAAAGCGTGGGGCAAACTCGCCGAGGCTTGGCTAAACGATTGGATGCAAATTTGCTACGTCGATGGCTCTTCATGGTGGGATGGCTTATTTCTTGAGTCCGTCGGCATCGACCGCGACGGAGACATGCTGACAATTTTGACCACGACCGCTACGGGCTTTCCGCAGTTACAGCAAATCCCTTGGCACCAGATGGGCGTTCGGGATCTTATGACGGGGCCGCTGACTGAGGGCCCATATGCCGGGCTCGAAATGGTCAACGGCGTCATTCTCTCGCGCTTGGGTCGGGCTGTAGCTTACCGCGTGCTCGGGAAGACACCCGCAGATGACCGCGACATTCCTTCGACCGCTGCACAATTAACCCGTGATCCGCGCGAAGTCGGGCAGGCTCGCGGCATCTCGGCGCTTGCGCCAGCAATTCTTGACCTTCGCTGTTTGGCAACTCTCGGCAACGATATCCGTGTTGCGTCGCAGATGGCTGCTAAGATCGGCCTAGTGGTAACCAACCAGACGGGCATCGCCGACGTTAGCGACCCAGCGTATGCGCTTTCCGAGCAGGCGTCCATCAATCCAACGGGAATCCGAATGGAACAAATGCAGGGCGGGACGATCCAGTATTTCCAACCAGGCGAAAACGTAACGCAGCTTAAATCCGAGATTCCGTCTGAGGCGCAAGACCGATTGCAAGAACGACTGATCAAACAAGCTTGTCTCGCAATGGGATGGCCCGTCGAATACGTTTGGGGACTGGATAAAATGGGTGGCGCTAACGCTCGGATTGTGTTGGAACAAGTCAATCGCGTTACTTCTGACCGCCATCAATACCTCTCGCAGGCGTGCAAACGTCGATGTGCTTTTGCGGTGGCCCGCGCTGTTGAGCTTGGGTTGCTCCCAGCTTACAAGGGCGCGGACAAAGACAAGGGAGGCGCGTACCAGTTCCGTTTTACATCGCCTCCACGCCTGACCGCTGACAGCGGCTACGCCTCGCGCGACGCTATCGAAGGCTACCGTGCCGGCATGCGTTCGATGTCCGAGATTCTCGGCGAAGGCGGGCTGACGATTGACGAGCACCTCGACGCCATCGAGCAGGACGAGCTTAATATCCGCGCACGCATGGAGCGCAGCAACCTGCCGCGCAGTGTGTTCGGCATCCTTACCCCTAACGGGCAACCGCCCGATATGTTACCAACGCCATGAGCTTCTCACGCATTATTTCCAAAGTTTACGGCGAGCCGTGGTTTATTTCCCCTGCGGGATTTGCAGCCATCGACCGCATCCTCAGGCCGCGTATCAACGGCGATTACAACGAAATGCCGGACATGAGCGCATTCGTTAATCCTCGCGAGCCAATGATGATAGACGCTAACGGCATTGCTCACATTGAGATTTGCGGCACGCTGGCACGCGATATTTCCCCCATAGAAAAATGCTGTGGCGTAACCGATTATGAAGACATCGAGGACGAACTCGAAGCCGCAATGGACGCACGCTGCCGTGGGATTTGGCTGGAGATTGATTCTCCCGGTGGTGCTTGTAACGGTAATTCTGAAGTGGCCGACGCGCTGCAAGTGATTAGTCGCCAGATTCCAACGCTCGCCTACACCGATGGGCTTGCGTGCTCTGCGGCGTACAACATCGCCGTAAGTTGCCGCGAAATCTGGGCGTCACCAAGCGCAACCGTGGGCAGCATTGGCGCAATCATTCCGTGGATTTCAACGTCCGCGATGTGGGCTGAGGAGGGCATGGAATGGGATCCAATAACCAACGCCGAGGGCGATCTAAAAGGCGCCATGATGGGGCCGGAGCTTACGGCTGCTCAACGTGCGTCGCTGACCGAATACGTCCAAGACAACTTTGACCTCTTCCGTTCCAACGTGTTACGCAACCGCAACGTGCCCGCCGAGGCAATGCGCGGGCAGGCGTTTCTCGCAAGTCGGGCACTGTCAAACAAATTGATTGACAAGGTTGCCACCGAGGAGTTAGCGTACGCGCGACTGTTGGCGCTTGTGGGTTAGCGTTGATGTCCTTCATTTCATCTTAACCGCCGCCCGAGTTCCACGCTCGCGCGGCGTTTTGCTTTACATCGTGGCCATTGGTATATGGAGCTTCCTAATACCCTCGCCGAGGCGCTTGAGGCGCTGACCGCCACCCGTGCTGACGCGCAGGCAGTTGAGACCCTCACCGCCGAACACACGGCGACTTTAGCCGCACTTTCTGCAACGCAGGCCGACCTAAGCGCAGCAGTGTTGGCGTTCCAATCGCTTACCGCCGAGCACACCGCAACGCTCGCAACTATGGCCGCTGCCGAACTCGACGCCGCTGCTAAGGCAAACGCAATTGTCGCAAATCTTGGCGTTGATCCAGTTGCCATCGTCGCCGCTGATTCGGTGCCCAAAACCAAAACGGAACTTTGGTCGGAATATAACGCGCTCCCAGTTGGAGCACGCAATGAATTTTACACGAAGCATCGTGACACCCTCCGCAGCTAAACCACTCTAAACTAACACTATATGTCCAACACAATCGCAGGCGTAAATCTCGCCCAAATCGCTCAGGAGTCGCTTCCTGCACTTCAAGTTCTGTTTGCTCCGCTCAACGGCATCACCTACGACTTCTCTTCCGAGATCGCTGATCGTGGCGCAAGCATCACAACCCGCTATCCCGTAAACGTCACAGCGCAGGATTTGACCTCTGGGTTCTCCCGCACTGGCGTTCAGACAACTGCAAAAACCATAACGCTCGATAGTTACCCCGGGTTTGTCTTTGGCTTCACCGACCTAGAAAGATCCAAGTCCTCGATCAACCTCAACGATTTGTTTGTGCAGCCAGCAATGCAAGCCGTTGGGGAAAGCGTATTTGGCGCGTTGTGGAATCTGATCACCGCATCAAACTTCACCTCGACTCCGCTGACTTCGACCGCCGCAAACTTCGACCGCAACGACCTCGCTGACCTTCGTGCGCAGCTTAACCTTGCTGGCGCCCCTCAACAGGGCCGCGCGGTGGTTCTTTCGCCCGCGTATTTTGCTAGCCTGCTTAAGTCGCTTAATACGGCTGAGTTCCCCGGCTTCATTGCGCAGAAAGCTGAAGGCTTCATTCCTCGCGTTGCTGGATTTGACGTTTATGAATCGACGCTTGCAGACGCAAACGGCGAATACCTTGCTGGGTTTGCGTTCCACAAGTCGGCGCTTTTGATGGCTGGCCGCTCGGTCAACGCCGACGGCGCGGTACAGATGGGCGCTGAGATTGCTGACGTTGTGGTTCCCGGCATTAACCTGCCCGTGCAGATGCGCCGTTTTTACGACGTGAACACTGCGGAATTGGTTTACAGCTTTGGCATCCTTTACGGGATCCAGAAGGGCCGCTCTGAAATGGGCGTCCGTATCATCTCCCAGTAAACTTAACCGGGGCGGGGGTTTAATCGCCTCCGCCCCCCTCAACAATTATGAGCGCAAAATTGACAATCGTCACCCGCGACAACGAAATCATCCTGACCTCCGACAATTACGGGGAGGCAGTGGAGCTTTACAAGGCATGCGACGACGCCGGATTGATTCGGTTATTTGTTCTAGCCGAGCCGGACCGCGAAAAACGCAACAAGCCGCAGCCAGTGGCACTTACGCCAAAACGGAAACGCGACTAATGGGAATGTGGTTTGATACCGCAGAAAATGCACTCGCTCAGTCCTTAGACTTTATGGGCGAGGAATTTGACTATCTTGGACAGACTTACAAGGGCGTGATCAACGAAACCAACACGTCGGAAGTCCTTAATTTTGGCGGGTTTGAAACGCATATCAGTTGCGAAATCTACATGCAAAAACGTGGCTTTCCAACACCGCAGAAAGGCGACCGACTAACCATCCGTGGCGTTGAGCGTCGCATTGTGCGGACCGCAGATCATCCGACCGCGTGGAGCATTTATCTGGAGGACGTGTCCCGATGATTGGTGGCATTTTAGCGGCAGCTATTGCAGACGCGCTTAAGGTCGAGTTTCCCGACGTTTACGTTGGCGAACCGCAGGAAAATGAGCGCGTGACCTCGCCAGCCATTTTGTTGCAGCTTCGCTCGGACTCTGTTGTGGGCTCGCCGCTCGGCCGCGGGCAGTTAACCGTCATTGCAGTTTCGCAGGCCGACGACACAACGCCAGCGGCTCACATTGCGTTTGTGGCGGCTGTGGATACGTTCATGCGCACCATTTCAATCACGTCAACCGTTGTGCAGCTCGCCGGGATCGTGGCAATATCAGACGATTCCGCGCACGCCGAGCGACACTGGCAAACTCCATTGCAGTACATAGTTGGATTCTCACCTCTCTAAAAATTTATGAGCATCACATTTGGAGCCGACACGTTCGGCGTAACAAAACCATCCGGCTACCTGCAAGAG